TCATGTTAATAGAGTAGTGGAATATGCGGTAAAGCAGTCAAGGTTATATCAAGAGATGGGTGGAAATGTAGATTACACCGAAGAAGAACTTGTCTTTGCCGCTTTATTCCATGATTTAGGTAAGATAGGTAATGGTGACCAACCTAATTATATACCTCAGACTGATAAATGGCGTCAAGATAAGCTATCAGAGATGTATACTTTTAATCCAGACTTGGATTTTATGCTTATCCCAGACCGCTCACTGTTTATATTACAAAAATTTGGTATAAAAGTTAGTCAGAAGGAGTTTTTAGGTATCAGATGTCATGATGGCGTGTTTGATAAAGCTAATGAAGCGTACTTTTTCAGTCATGTTGAGTCTTCTAGACAGAAAACCTCCATTATCTCAGTACTTCACAGTGCAGACTTCTTAGCCTCTAAGGTAGAATATGATATGTGGAAGAGAAATGGCGGTTCTTCCACTCCAAAAGTACAAAAAACAGCTTCCTCCCTAGGAAAAAGCGTTAAATCTTCAGAAGGACTGTCGAATATACTCAAAAACTTATAATGGAGATAAATACTACCTTTTTTTACATAATAATTTCAATTTTAGTTGCTTTTTTAGTAATTCTAATCTATATTGTTAATAACCTACTCAAGAAAGTGGAGTTATATGAAGATATTATTGAAGATCAAACACAATATTTAAAGAAACTTTCAGAAATAGTAGAAGAAAGTGATAAATACCTTAATACTCTAGACGAACGAGGGGTCTTTCAGTCAGACGACGAAATAGGTGAATTTTTTAACAAATTAAAAGAAGTCCAAAACGAGCTTAATAAATTTAAGCTACCCTCAACATATGGCACGGAAGAAATCCAAAGCTAATTACTTTACATCAGAAACAGAAGAGTATATAAAAAAGTACAATGCTTCAACAGACACAGAATACCGTAACAGAATCTTTACAGAGCATATATACCTACCTTTTTATAAGCTAGCAGAAAATATTATACATACTTTTAAATTTTACTATACCGATGTAGAGCAAATAGAAGACTTAAAGCACGATGTAGTAACAGTATTATTAGAGGAAAAAATAATGAAGTTTGATCCTACTAATGGAGCAAAAGCATACTCCTACTTTGGGACTATAGTAAAAAGGTGGTTAATAAATTACAATAATAAAAATTATAAGAAACTAACCCAGACAGAGTCTACACCAGACTCCTTTTCAATTAATGTTCCTTCTTATATGGTAGTGGGGGAGCATAAGCTTGATTACGAAGAAGCAATACCAATCGGTTCCTATATAGACATCTGGGTTGATAAGGCTTACAATAACTTAGATGAATTTTTCTTCAAAGAATCTGAAAAAAAGATAGCAGATGCTATACTTACTATCTTTAAACGAAGAAGTGACTTAGAAATATTTAAGAAAAAAGCACTTTATATTTACATTAGAGAAATGACAGATTGTGAAACTCCTCAATTGACTAGAGTAATATCTATCCTTAAAAAAGATTTTTATGACGGATACCTTAAGTTATATGAAAGAGGTTTAATAGCATCTGATTTAAATAATAAGTAAGTTACTATTTATAAATAAAATATTATGAGCTTAGATAAAGAAATATTTAATGGAAAAACTCTATCTGACCTCTTTAGTGAAATTCACGACAACTCCACAAACACTAGAGCTCAGGTTAAAAGCTTAATAGGTGAGTTAAAACCTCTTATAGAGAACATAGGTGATGCTACTCTCATTGTCCCTATGATAAAAGAGTATATGGAGATAGGAGTAAAGAATGATGAAGCTTTGATTAAGTTAGCGACAATTATTCAACGCATAGAAACAGCTCAAACTAAAGATGGAGCAGGAGAATTTGACTTTTCTGATTTACAAGATCTATTAGAAGAATCTGTCGAAATAGAAAAAGAAGTAAATCAGGAACCAAAGGAAGAAGAGTAGTATGTCTAATAATAAGATCTTAGCATCTATAGCAAGAGTTGTAGACGTCATAATAGACGAATCTCACCCTTTCTTTAGAAATTACGGGGATATAGGAGCAATAAGATACAGGCTTATAGATTCTTCAGGTAGTGAAGGAGATTTAAGATCTTTAGATCTTGCCTATCCTATAAGTAGAAACATTTTCTCTTTTCCTTTAGCAGGAGAGGTAGTGCAACTCTTTATAGGACCAAAAGCCCAGGATACAGTAGATATTGCTGATACTCCTAAAATTTACTATTCTACAGCTCTAGCAATATGGAATCATCCACATTATAATGCTCACCCAGATCCTGGACTTAGAGTAGGTAATCCAAAACCAGGGCCAGGTGTAATAGAAAGAGGAGATATATACCCAATGCTTCCTTTTATGGGAGACGTCCTGATAGAAGGTAGACATGGTCAATCTATAAGAATGACGGGAGTCAGAGCAAATCAACAACCTCTAGTTAATGATCAGAATAACGGTAAACCTCTTACAATAATTAGAAATGGGCAAAAAGAAACTGAATTAGTAGAGTTTGATGCAGATGGGTATACTCCTCAAATTGAGGATATAAACAATGACCGTACCTCTATATATCTTACCTCAGATCATATAATACCTTTAATTCCTGCTAGTGAAGAAAAAGGTTCTTTCCTAAACTTCGGCCCTCTAGATACAGACATCTACAGAGGAGCTCAAGCTATAATTCAGTCTGATAGGGTTGTACTAAATGCAAGAGAAGAAAGCTTATTACTAGCAGCTAAAGAACACGTATCTATTAGCGCAACTAACGTTCATACAGATGGAGCAGATAGAATAGTATTAAATGCTCCAAAAATATATCTAGGTAGTCAAGCGTATAAATTAAGGAACGCACCAAGGAGACAAGGCCCTTCAGAAGACTTACAACAACCCGCTGTTTTAGGAGGTGTAGCTGAAGCTATACTTCTTGATATATTAGAAGCAATAACAGAGCTAATAGATCAAATGAGCATACCAGAAGTTCCAGATGTATGGGTACCGGGTGTAGTTGGTGCAGCTGAATCAGTAAAAGAGTTAGTAGAAACAGTAGAAACTAGAATATTAACTGAGTTAAAATCTAAAAAAGTTTTTATTGAATAATGGGTACATATTTAAAAATAGATGAAGATAAATTAAAAGAGCAGTTAAATAAACAGCTCGGTAAGCTGAAAGGGGTGATAAAAAACAAAGCCAAATCAGCGATGAGAACTCTTATACGTAAGTTTAAACAGAGAGCTATCGAAAGTGCTACAGCAGCTGTTATCCAAAAAGTATCTCCATCTCTATGTGAAAATACCTCCGACATAGCAAGAGGAGTCGAACAAGTTAACGACTTTACTCAAGGTGTTGCTAACACCCTCGGTAAACTGACACAAATTGCTAATAGAGTCTTAGGTCCAATAAATAAACTTTTAGGAATAGTAAACACCATTATAAACCTTCCTATTCCTACATCTGTACCTCCAGGTATCGGTATTCCTATATCTATTAATCTAAATTCGAAGATATTAAACAAACTTTAAGAGAGTTTGTAGATAAAGCAAGAAAACTAGCCGCTTCTATACAAAACGGCGTTGCAACTGTAGGAGCTGTAAATGCTGCACTTAGTGGTGTTTTAGATAGGTTAAACGACTTAATGGCATTTTCAGAATCTTACTGCGAGCTTGTAGGAGCTTATGCAGATTCTTTAGAAAACGGAACAGATGTAGGTGGTCTTAATCAAGACTTATTAGATGAATACGGTAATATAATACTAGAAATGGCCAACGCATTAGAGTTAATGTTAGATGGCCAAGATGACGGACAAAGCTTCGATTCTGCAACTCAAGAAATGTTAGAGCTAATAGAAGATTATGCTATAGAAGAATTTATCCCAGAAGGAGTCAAATCTAGGTTGAGGAGAAGAAGAATCGACGATAGTTTTGGAACACTTGATGGTGATAATAAAAATGCAGGAGATGGTGACGGGTTAAATTTAGGTCCTGATGGTTTACCTTTAGATGGATTAGCAGGATCTGGTATTAATATTCCTGATCAAAACTCTGAATTATACGAAGCAATTGACGGTAACATATATATTTTAAAAGTAGAAGATGATCCTACTTCACCTGAAGTAGCATTAAGGAGGTTTGGTGTAGCTCAAACATCAGAAGGGGTAACAGTATTAAAATCTCCCCCTACTTTTACTACTAAAGCAAAAACTATTTTAGCTGATATCAAGATAAGATTAGATACTCAGCTTTCAATACTTTAATTATTAGATATTTATTATTATGAAACTAGATACATTACGAAAAGTAATAAGAGAAGAAGTAAAAACAGCTATAAAAGAAGAGCTGCAAGACATGCTTACAGAAGCCGTAAAGGTTGCCAGTACGCCAACTACTCCTAATGTACAGAAGTTTAACGAATATAAACCAGTTGTACAGAAAGATTTAACTAGAACTTGGTCTACAGGTAAACTCAATACAGGTACCATTCCTTTAGAAGAAATGCTTAATCAAACAGCAAATGAAATGACTAGAGAAGACTATAAAGAGATTACAGGTACTACAGGATCACCAGTTAACACATCAACATCTAATAAATTAGCTAACCAAATGGGTTTATCTGAAAATTCTGGACCTATGCCCGGTATAGATATTTCACAGTTAGGTTTTGTTAGTAAAGCAAAACAAATATTAGATGCTGCAAACGCAAAAGATAAAAATAGATTACCAGTATAATGGCATTTGAAGCAAAAAAAATTAATCCTTTAGATCTCCAACCACGTAAAGCAATTGGAGTGTCTCTTCCTTTTACAGGAATTGGAGTGTTTAATTCTACTTTTGCAACTAAAGATGCTATAAAGAATAACCTTATAAATTTCTTTTTAACAGGAAAAGGAGAAAGATTTCTCAACCCAACATTTGGTACAGGTTTACGTAATTTATTATTTGAAAATATATCACAGCAGAATATTGAAGCTATAGACGGAGAAGTGAGAGATTCATTACGTAACTATTTTCCTCAAGTTCAACCAGTCACAATAAACACAATAGGAAGCCCGGATAGTAACACCGTTACATTTAGTATGAGATATCAAATACAGGATACAGGTATAGAAGATACTGTAGCTATTAACTTTGAAGTATAATGAAAGAATTAAGAGACATAAAGTATATTAATAGGGATTTTAACGATTTTAAAAACTCATTAATAGAATTTGCAAAAAACTACTTCCCAGACACCTATAATGACTTCTCCCCAACATCACCCGGCATGATGTTTATAGAGATGGCCGCATACGTAGGAGATGTACTATCTTTTTATTCCGATACACAGCTACAAGAGACCTTTGTACAACATGCTAAAAACCCAGAAAACCTATATTCATTAGCTTACACATTAGGGTACAGACCTAAAGTAACTACGGTATCTGAAGTTGAACTCGAAGTAACCCAAAACGTTGCAGCAACCGGAGCAGACTACGAACCTAATTTTGACCAAGCTCTTTTAATAGCAGCTAACGCCCAAGTAAAAGCAACCGTTTCCGGACAACCAGCATTTTTAATCGATCACTCTATAGACTTTAGCTTTTCCAGCTCTTACGATCCTACAACTATAACAGTAGCATCTATTGCCGGAGGGAATCCTGCTGAATACACACTCAAGAAAAAAGCAAAAGCTTTCTCAGGAGAAGTTGCAACACTAACTGAAGTAATAGGCAACGCTGAAAAATTTAAAACAATATCTCTAGAAGATGACAACATTATAGGTATACTCTCTATTACCGATTCAGAAAACAACACCTGGACTGAAGTACCTTATCTAGGACAAGAAACTGTATTTGACGAAGAAGCTAACACTGAAAACGATTCAAGTGAAGTAGCCAATAAACTTACCTTGAAAAAAGTACCTTACAGATTTGTTACTAGATTTAACTCTAACGGTAACCTACAGATACAATTCGGTGCAGGAATAAGCGAATCTGACGATTCAGTTATAATCCCAAACCCTACTAACGTAGGTATTGGAAACGCAGATGGTTTATCAAGAATCGATTACTCGTACGATCCCTCAAACTTTTTATTTTCCCGTACATACGGTGTAGCACCATCCAACACCACTCTTACTATCACTTACCTAAAAGGAGGGGGTATAAACGCTAATGTACCCGCCGGTACGATAACTCAACAATCTATAGTATCTGCTACAGCTACTGACTCTTCTTATGAAGGAACTTTAGCATTCACTAATCCCCTACCAGCCACAGGAGGAAAAGATGGAGACTCAATACAAGAGATTAGAGAAAACTCACTACGTTCGTTTAATGAACAAGGAAGAGCAGTAACATTACAAGATTATAACGTCAGAGCACAATCTTTACCTGCTAAATTTGGTACAATTGCTAAAACATATGTAACTAAAGATGAAGCAACAGCGGATGAAGCAGGTACATCCTTAGTAAGCGATAATCCGTTTTCACTATCTTTATACACTTTAGCCTACGATAACAATAGTAAACTTATCTATTCAACTGATAATCTTAAGAGAAACTTAAAGAATTACTTATCCCAATACATGATGATATCTGATAGTATAAACATAAAAGATGCCTTTATAGTAAATATTGGGATAGAATTCGAAGTATTAGCTTTACCAAGTTATACAGGTAGGCAGGTACTATTAGACTGTATACAAAAATTAAAAGAGTATTTTATTACAGCTAATAGAAATATAAATCAACCTATAAATTTAGCTAGAGTTACTACAGTTATAGACAGAGTAAAAGGGGTTCAAACAGTACAGAAGTTAGAAATAGTAAATAAAGTAGGAGGTAATTACTCTGAATATGGATACGATATAAAAGGAGCAACTAGAAATAATGTAATCTACCCATCTTACGACCCTTGTTTCTTTGAAGTAAAATTTCCTGATACAGATATTAAGGGTAGAATAATAACAGTTTAAAATGGCAGTATACAGAATATATCCTGAAGCAGATACGTTTATTACTTCGTTTAAGTCGGAATCTAATGCCGGTATTGATGAAATAGTAGAACTAGCGAGTTTTCCTAATCAAGTAGTTAAAGGAGAATCTTCAAGAATTTTAGTTAAATTTAAAGATAGCGAAATACAGTCAACACTAAATGATTTAGTAAGTAACTCCTTCTCAGCTAGTATAAATTACTCTATAGCTGACGCCACTGAATTACCTGAAACAATCGAAGTTTATGCATGGCCGCTAGCCGAATCATTTACTAAAGGAGTTGGAAAAATAAACGATATTCCTGCTGATAGATCAGGAGTAACTTGGAAACACAGAAATGCAAATAGAAGTAATCAATGGCAGCTATCTGTATTTCCTACCTACGCAACAGGTTCTTTTTCAGGTAGTAATACTGGAGGAGGATCTTGGTATACAGGCTCTATTGGTATAGATTTAGAAGCTACTTCATCATTTAGTTATGAAGATAAGAAAGATTTAGACATTAACGTAACAGAGGCAGTAAAATTGCATTTTTCTTCTTCAATTACTAATAATGGATTCATAATTAAATTACAAGATAGTTTAGAATTTAATACTACTTCTTCTATAAATCTAAAATATTTCTCAGAGAATACTAATACAACCTATAGACCTTATCTCCAATTTAAATGGGATGATTCATCTTTTAATACAGGAAGTAATAGTATACTTAGCACAGATAAGGCCACTATTGGGGTGAATAACAACACTGGTGAATATTCAAATAAAGGTAAAAAAAGATTTAGGTTGAATAGTAAACCAAAGTACCCTACTAGAGTATACACAACAGGATCTGTATACAAAACAAATTACGCTTTACCCTCTTCTAGTACATATGCAATTCAAGATGATTTTACTAAAGAAAATATAATTGATTTTGATTCAACATTTACTAAAATAAGTTGTGATTCTGAAGGAAGTTTCTTTGATTTATATCTAACTAATCTAGAACCTGAACGATATTATAGAATATTGATAAGCTCATCTTTAGATGGGAGCGATGTAATAATAGATGATGATAATATTTTTAAAGTAGTTAAGCATGGCTGAAATAAAAATTCAAAAAACAGTATTTAATAAGCCTGAATTTGATGATGTCATAGATAGAGATTTTAAATTTTTTACACCACCAGAAGATTTAGCAGATACTGACACAGTACAGGAATTATTTAGACTTTATAATAAACTTTATTTTGAAATACCGTTAAGAAACAGTAATACATCCCATGAGTATCTTATAAGAAAAAGTTTAGAATTAGTAGACTTTGAGCAAGATAACGAGAGAATTCAACCGCTATTGGATGAAATTACAAACCTGAGATCTCAATTAGTAGATAATCAAGAAACTATACTTGAATTACAGCTACAAAATATAAGTACAAATACTGATGGCTAAAATAGATTTTAAAGTAATACCGTTATTTCCTGAACAGGTTACTAATATCAATAGGTTTCAGCCTAAAGATGTTTTACTCTTTGGTGACTTTAAAGTTAATAATACTTTTTCGGTAAATAATAACTCTATTGAGCTACATGCTTATAGTCAAACAGGTACTTTACTTAAATCTGATTATAACTATAAAGGGTACTCTTTTCTTCAAACTGCGGCAGGTGCTGGAAAATCTGGAGAATCTACAATCAATGTAGATCCAGTACAAGACGCCATAACATTAGGATACAACTCTGGTGGAGTAAGATTAGTATATAATTTTATTAATAATCTATTTAGCCCTACAAATAAGAATCCTCTTTTTTATATAGAGTCTATATCAAGAGATAGAAAAGAAATAAGGCTGCTTACTACTCAATTACCTAATGAATTCGTCTTACAGACAGCTACAGGTATTAGAGATGCTCTTGATTCTGAATCTTATTTTAGCGATTTTAAACTTAACTTTTTAAATAACACTAATGTAGTATGTATAAACATATCTACTGAGGAATATAGAAATAAAAGAGCGGTATTAGTAAAACTTTATGAACCACTACCCGACTCATTTAGAGTAAGAGATACGTGTAGTATAGTAGAATTTATAAGTGATTCTTTAGCTTATGAAGTTCAAGGAGAAGTAATACCAGAAGAGGTAGTATACCCTAAGCTTGCTGGACCTAATTTTGATATAGATACCGAAGATCTTAGTGGTACACCTAGTCAATTTTTTAACCTCGATGAACTATTCAGTTACCCTGTAACTAGCTCTTATTATGAGTTAATGTCCCTTACTAACGAAAGCGGATCAATTGTAAGTATAGATCATACTGACTATTCAGAATTTGTACATTTTGGCTCTGCTGAGGAAAGACTCAGAAACTTTAAATACAAACTGCAGCTATTAGAATCTTACAGCGGCAGTATAGCTACTCTTAAAAGCCAAGGAGCAAATAATTCTGACATTACCGGTAGTATAGAGCAGTATGAAAACCTTTTAACAGGGGTAATAAACAACTTTGATCATTATGATAGATTCCTATACTATGAAAGTAGTTCTTACTCTTGGCCTAAATCTAATACATCTAGACCGTACACATTAGTAAGTAGTAGCGAAGCATCTACTTTATCTTGGTTTAATAGTAATATAGCATCTGCATCTAATTTTGATACATCAAATTTTAATTCACTTACTAACACGATCCCTGCTTTTATAAGAGAAGATGCTGATAATAACCAGCTACTTACTTTTATCTATATGCTTGGTCAACACTTTGATAATATATGGGTTTATCAAAAAGCACTCACAGACAAATACGATAATGATAATAGACTAGATTTCGGTATATCTAAAGAACTTGTAGGAGATGCATTAAGAAGCTTTGGTGTTAAACTATACTCAAGTAACGAATCATTAGAAAATCTATTCAGCTTCTTTACAGGACAAGAGTACACCTCAGGCAGCACTAACGCAGGAGCGACTTACATCACAGCATCTGCTGGAAGTAATGAATATCTACAACCAATGCCTAAACAGGCATATGCTCAAGAAGTATATAAGAGGCTCTATCACAACCTACCTTATTTAGTAAAATCTAAAGGTACAGAAAGAGGGTTGAGAGCGCTAAGTAACTGCTATGGTATACCTTCAGACATACTTACTATAAGGTTACATGGGAATACAGAAACACCGAATGAATCTGAATTTTCAGATAATGTATACTTATCCCCGGAAGAAAACATTACTGGCTCTTTAGCATTAATTTCATCTTCTTTAGATAATATTTTTGTACAACACACAGGTTCTATAGTAGAAGGAAATACTTTATCTCCTGATATTTCTATATACAAAAGTCCTAATAAAAGATCTAAAACTAGACATACCTTAGAAGTAGGATTTTCAACTGCTGATAATGAAAACATACAAATTTATAATTCAGCATCAGCTGCTGGTGGACTAAATATAGATGATTATATAGGCGCTCCTTCTGATGAGTTCAATACTAAGTATACCGGTCTACAGGGTCTTTTAGAAGAGTATACATCTACTAACTCTAGGTACGATATAAGAGATTTCGTAAACCTTATAAGATTTTTTGATAATACACTTTTTAAATCCATAAAAGATTATATTCCTGCTAGGACTAACGCTTCTGTTGGTATTATAATAAAACCTAATGCTCTAAATAGAAGTAAATTAAAACAAGTATCTGGTTCTATTACACAACCAGAATATACCGGGTCTCAAAATGTAAGTAGTATAAATAGTGGGGACGGAGGAGTATTTGATACTCCGTTTAGCGGCAGTACATCTTATATTAAGACAGTACTCACCCCCTCTGGCTCTGCTATACAGAACTATCACAATTACGAAGTAGCTAAAATTGATGGAGAACTAGAAGGTAGTGTGCTTGTAGTAACTGATCAAAGTCTATCCCCAGATAATACATTTACAAAAGAATCTGGACTTAATCTTTTATTTGATATAGAGAATTTTGATGCATCATTTATTTGCGCTTTCTCTGTATTACCCTTTATACCGCAATCACCCACTCCGTCTATTACTCCTAGTATTACACCTACTATTAGTATTACTCCTAGTATTACACCTACTATTAGCATCACACCTACTATTTCAGTTACTCCGACTAGAACTCCAATAGTATCACCACCAAGTACACCTCCGAGTACCCCACCGAATACACCTTCGATTACACCTTCGATTACACCATCTATATCTGTATCCAATACTCCAGGAGCATCCCCTACTAGTACACCACCAAATACTCCACCGAACAGTCCGCCGAATACACCTCCGAGTACCCCACCGGGTACCCCACCGGTTACACCGTCAGTCACACCACCAAGTACACCACCAAACAGTCCGCCGAATACACCTCCGGGTACCCCACCGGTTACACCTCCGAGTACCCCACCAAACACACCACCAGTTACACCATCTACTACTCCTCCGAGTACCCCACCAGCAACTGCAACACCATCTATCAGCGTAACACCACCAGTTACACCGTCTAGAACTCCACCTACTTTAACAGGATTCTCAGGTACCGGAGTGCATGCTTTTGATACTGATGCATGTGATGATATCTTCGCCGATACTTACTACAGTGAAGGAGGATTCACAGAAGGTAATGCAATATATGACGCTGCTTCAGGCGGCGGTACTATTGATCCAGGGTTTTATATGTTTAATGGTGATGATGGGACTGCCTACGAAGTAACCGCTGGAGGTATTCCTTATTATTATTCAGAATGTTTCTCAGTTGTTGAAGGAACCCTAATACATACTTCCCCAAGCTCATCGGTACCGGTCGAAAATCTGGTAGTGAGTGATACCATATTAACTAAAGATATAGAATCTTTAGACGACGATCTTACAAAAGAACAACTTAAAACTTGGAGTAGTAATAATATTACTGGATCAGCTAGTACTGCTCTAGTTACTTCTAATATTTCTTCTTCAATTAGTACTGTCTATAGCTTTAATAATGACACTCTACGTACTAGTAGATCACACGTTCATATAGTTAAAAGAGGTAGTGAGTGGTTGGCAGTTAATTCTTTAAATGTTCAAGTAGGAGATTATTTCGAAGATATAAATGGAGACTTAGTAGAAATAACTAATATTACAGCACAAACAGGTTCATTTACTATATACAGCTTAGATGTAGAACCAGATGATATTTATTACGCTAATGGTATTTTAACTCATAATCAAGAAATTGGAGTACATTAAATTAAAATTTATTCCGTATATTAATATTTATAATAAAGTAAAATGGCAGTTTATCTAGTAAAAGGAGCAAGAAATAATATTATCGGCAATATAGCTGACGCAGGTCCTTTTGAAGTATATCTTAATAGTGAAGTACTTTCAGCAAAAGCCGGCGAACCAGGTGTTGATTTATTAGTCCATAACCCTTTTGATGATACCGACTCGTATTTAGAAGATATTACTGTAGATGGAATAACATACACAGATGTAGTGTCTAAAGAAAACCTTAATAACGGAGTAGGATTAACAACCTCTGTTTCGGGTCCTCAATTTATCTTTAGAAGCGTTAGTAACTGTACAAATGGATTTACCTATATCCCACCTTCCCCTACACCCTCTCCTTCGATTACACCTAGTGCTACCCCCTCACCAACACCTACAGTATCTGTTACTCCATCTATTACTCCATCCGTTACGCCCACAATATCGATAACACCTACTATAACACCCACAATATCAGTAACTAAAACACCCTCTAGTACTCCCCCTAACACACCTCCGAGTACACCTCCGAATACCCCGCCAGCAACTGCAACACCATCAATATCAATAACTCCAACTATTTCTGTTACACCCACAATATCAGTAACTCCAGGAATATCCCCTACTAGAACACCTCCGAATACCCCTCCGAGTACACCTCCGAGTACACCACCAAATACTCCTCCGAATACACCACCAAGTACTCCACCACCACCATCACCATCTAAAACACCATCTATATCAATATCAGTATCTAAAACACCACCTATATCAGTATCTACAACACCACCTATAACTCCATCTAATAGTCCAGGGCCAACAAGATACTTTGACCTTGTATGGAATGTAGGTTCTAATGACTGTACCGATGCCTGTCCAACGGAAGAGTCAACCGAGGTATGGTATGAAGATCTTGCCCTATCGAATGGTACAATTTTATACACATCACAAACAGGAACAGGTACAATTGATACCGGGTACTTTGGATATGAAGGAGACGAATGTTGGTTCTATGGAGGTTCAGCGTATTTAGTAGGTCTTTGCGCTTGTGTTATAGAAGGAACACAGATTAGCACATCTCCAAGCTCATCAGTTGCTGTGGAAACCCTAGTAGTAGGAGATCCTGTACTTTCTAGAAATATTAATTCTATACCTGATTCAGATGACGGACCAGTAGCTATGGACAATTGGAGAGCTGACAATATAACTGGAGATTTTAGCACTGCTTTAGTAGTTTCAAATGAAACGAAAATAGTTACAAGTATATATAACTTCAATGACGGAGCTTTAAAAACTACACCTTCTCATGTTCATATTATTAAAAGAGCAGGAGAATGGAGATTACTCAATGCACAACAGGTTGTAGTAGGAGATATATTCCTTGATATTAATGGAAACGAAATTATAATTTCCTCTAAAGAAACAGAACCTGGGAGTGTAAGAATCTATAAATTAAATATTGAAACTGACGATGTTTATTATGCAAACGGTATTTTAACCCATAACGATAAATAAAAGGTATGCCAATAAGTATATTTGAATTTTCTAATACTAAACCTCAAGACGGTACAATAAACCTTCTCTATTCTCAATCTATTGCGGATAGTGGTAACTTTACTATTATTGGTGCTAATATACCATTTGAAAGTGGTAATGGATTTAATATAGAAAACTCATTACAACAGCTAACCGAATTTACTATTAATAAAAAAAATTCTCCTGAAGGTATTGATAAAGTTGTTTTTAAGGTTTCACAAAAAACTAGAAAAAGCGGATATTATTTTATTCAAATCGAAGAGTCGAGCTATATAAATAATGAAACATTTGTACTCGGTGATGATAGTACTTTTGTAAGCGAAAGCTTCACTAACAGCAGCGGTTCTTATACTTCAGATCAAAACGGTTCTTTTAATAACATTCCAGCTGGTACGGATGACGAATCAGTGCTTTTAAATCCATTAATTATTGGTAGCTTTACTAACTCAGATTTTGAACCATTACTCAGTAACGCTACACAATTAGAAGCTAATTCTTTTAGGTTTGTAGTAGATAGAAACGAAGATCAAATAAATCCTAAGAATTACGAAGCTATTATAAATCGATCAGCTCAAAAAGCAAGTGTTCAAGATTCCAATTATACAGATTCCGGACTTATTAATGCTAGGTATAACGGGACTAAACTTACAAGCGGAAGTGCAGTTGGAGATGACCCTGGTTTATCGTTTCTTATTTTTCAAGGTTCTATACATAAAGAAGATGCTGATAATACCGCTATTATTAGTATAAGCCCGCAAGAAAGAATTATAGAACAAATTTACTTTAATTTTGACAATACAAAAATAATTAGTTCATCAGCTACTGAATCTTCTTTCTCTAGTATACCTCAAATAGGAAACTTTGTTTATACCTACGATAATAATACTAGAAGATACTCTAGATTAGTAAATAGTAAAATATTTAATATTGAAACAGGAGTAGTGGTCACAACAGATCAAACTGGACTGGTAGTTGCTAAATCTGGTAACTTAATAACATGATAATCATATTTTAATTATTTTAGATATTTATAACAAACATACACTAAGAAATGGGATATTTAAATAACTCTGTAGTAACCGTAGACGCTATACTAACTAAAAAAGGTAGAGAATTATTAGCAAGAGGAGACGGTTCTTTTAAAATTACTCAATTTGCACTAGCAGATGATGAAATAGATTATACATTATATAATCCTAACCACCCTTCTGGCTCTGCGTATTATGGTGAAGCAATCGAAAACATGCCTCTATTAGAAGCATTTCCTGATGAAAATCAAATAATGAAGTATAAATTAACTACTCTACCAAGAGGTACTTCAAAACTACCTGTACTAGATCTAGGATTTGCTTCTATCTCTCTTAAACAAGGAGCATCTCTAGCCATCACCCCTCAAACGTTAAACTACTTAGGGGCGACAACTAGTTTTGAAGCCAACGGATATACAGCAACAATAGCAGATACAAGAGTATTGAGTTCTTTTACTGGAGTAGGAGTTAATACTGAAGAAGCAGAAAGATTAAACAGTACCACTACTGTAGGTACTAACGTATCAAAAACAGTAATAGGAACTTCTATTAACCTTACTGCTACAGCTATCAACACTTTATTCGGTAGCCGTACACAGCTACAAACAACTATAACAGTAATAGGTAGAGACTCAGGTGCCCGTCTTACACTTCCTGTAACTATCACAAAAACTAATTAACAGATAAAAAATGTCGTTTAAAAGATTTGACCCTCAAGATATAGTAATTAGTGCAGAATCTATTACCTCCCCAGTATGGAGTAATTCAGTAATCGAACTATCAACTTTTTTTACTTCTTCTGCACAAGTAGCAGGAGCATCAGGAGCTTATTATTATAATATATACCAGACTGCCTCCGATGATACAACTGCAGCAGTACAGTTTTCTGTAGCATATGGAGACATAGTGGGTTCTGGATCTCTCGATTTTAATACTGCTGTACCTGGAGCATCTCCTTCTAAAACTATATATGGTCAATATAGATCATTAGTATTAGGAGATGAAGAAGGAAAATTTATATTTGGTTCAGAGACAGGTTCTCACTTCTATGTTATATCTCTTGATAGAGCAAGATACAAAGAAAAACTACTACCCGGAACTTTTAGCTTATTACTCTCAGGCTCCGGTGAATCTGTGCTTTTAAATCTAACTGATAACAGCCAAGTATCTACTACTACAAACTTTAATGACGCAGGTCGAGTATTCGAAGTAGTATCAGGGAGTCTAGGTGATGTGTATACAGGAGTTTCAGAAACAGGACACTCCGCAGGATCTGGATCTTATGGATTCTTTCTCCCTGATATTGGTGTTATTATCCTTAACGGGAAAGCATTAGACGCCTCAGCCGCGGACGGAGGACTAAACCTAGGTACTATCCGTACTGCGAATACAGAAGGAAGTGGTTCAGAGAAAATATTTGAAGCTATTAAGAACGGAGGCTCTTTTAAACTCAACTCAGAAGAAACTATCTCTTCTAATTTTGTCTTTGTAAGAGCAAGAAACGCCGAGTTTAACTACTCCTCTAATCCCTCTAATACAACCGGGTCAGGTGAACTTAGACACAATGTAATGGTTAACAATCCTCAATCGTACGCTACTGCAGTTGGTCTATACAACGATAATAATGATTTACTTGCAACTGCTAAACTATCGAGACCTCTTCTTAAAGATTTTACTAAAGAAGCATTGGTTCGTATAAAGCTTGACTTTTAATGAATGGGAGCGTACAAAAAGTTAAACAAACAAGATGTATATGTAACATCATATGAAGCAAACAAGTCGTATAGACTAGTCGGTCAAGATGATTTTGCAACTTATGATATTGATGCATTTTACGTAGAATCTAGCTCGGGGGATTATTATCCTGCAGTATTTCATAGCTATACTGGACCTACCGGCAACTCGTTTAACAGGTACACTACTTACAAAAGCTTACACCAGCTATACTATTCTAATTTTACATTCGAATCTAGTGATACAGGACAAAAGCTACAATCAGGTTCGTTCGATAATTTTATTATGTCTTCACTAGCAACTGGTTCTTATAAATCCGGATTTAGAGTATTACCAAATAACGCTAATGTATTTTCGGTACCTAGAAAACATACAGGAGTAGGTATTAAGCCGAACTCTTTTGTACTATTTGTATCAGGTGCTACTGTTACTGATTCATATTCTGGTTCTTTTTTTGAAGGTTCAGATTATGTAGAAGACGGTCCAGACGGTATACTTGGTACTTCTGATGATTATATTGCTCTACCTTCACCAGAAGAGTTACTAAGATCTGGAGAAGGAGCAGAAATAATTGATGACGGTGAAGGTAATTTAGTAATTTCTTCATCCAATTTTTTATCACAAACAGGTAGTTTTAAAGTAGGAGATATAATATATCCACATGGAATTTTTACTCTTACTTCAGCAAGTATGACTAACTACTATAGGACTGATTTAGATTTTCAATGGAAAGCAAACCAACCTATTTATACATATAATGTTAGATGTCAAGTTAAAGATCATGAATTAAACTTTACTCAACATCCATCAGCAATTAACGGTTCTGAAGGGATACTACATAGTAACGTAACAGGTAGTACCTTTCAACCATATATTACAACGATAGGACTATATAATGATGCAAACGAATTACTGGCAGTAGCTAAATTTAGTCAGCCAATACCAAAGTCTGATAGTACTGAAATGACATTTGTAGTAAAATTAGATATGTAAATTAAAAAATTATGTCTCAGATAACTCTTAGGATAGCAAAAGGTTCAGCTCTGACTCAATCAGAGATGGATAATAATTTAAGGAATTTTATAAATTCCGCTTCGGTAGATATTACTACCGGGCAACTGACTTTATTTACTTCAGAAAGTTCTGGAGCCGAAAAACAAATAGATGTTAAACCAACCTGGGTTGGATACAGTGGTTCATCAACAACAGGTGTAGCCTCTATTACCGGTTCACTTTTAGTTACAGGAGACATTACAGCACAGCAATTTAATACAGAAATAATTTCTTCATCTACTATATTTGAATCTGGTTCAACTATTTTTGGAGACGACAGTAACGATACTCATCAAATAACTGGAAGCCTTCTAATAACAGGATCACAGATACTATCTGGCAGTCAAACTATATCCGGTTCGTCTACGATTACAGGAGAAATCGACTCTACCGGAATGTCTAGTAAGATTAGATTTCACTTTAATGAATTTGACGATCTACCTTCAGCTACAACCTACCATGGAATGTTTGCTCACGTACATGCTACAGGATCAGCATACTATGCACATAGTGGCAATTGGGTTAGGTTAGCACAATCAGCTTCCTTTGCTATTCCAATAGCAACCCTTACTGATGCAAGCGCCTCTCACGAAACATCTATTACAACTTTATTTGCAGCTAGTTCGTCACACGAAACTGCTATAAACACACTTAATAGTAAAACGTTAATCTCATCTTCAGACCAAATATCTGATGAGATTTCCGGTTCATTATCCAACGATGCTATAGGAGCACTAGGGGTTAATATAATATCTTCATCTGATCAAATATCCAATCAGATATCAGGTTCATTATCCAACGATGCTATAGGGGGACTAGGAGCTAATATAATATCTTCTTCTGATCAAATATCTGTAGAAATAAGCGGCTCATTCTCAGCAGATCATTTAAACTCTAAAATTACAGGTATAGTATCAAGTAGTCAGCAAATTACTGATTTTGGTTTCCCTACCCTACAAGGAGGTGGGCTAGTATCAAGTAGTCAGCAAATTGATGATTTAGGTTTTCTTAAGAATGAAGGTGACAGTATAATATCTAGCTCAACTCAAGTAATTTCATCTTTACCGGCAAATATTGTATCATCTTCTGCACAAACTATTGCTAACCTTCCTACTGGAGTTGTATCATCTTCTGCACAAACTATTGCTAACCTTCCAACAGCAACTGTTTCCTCATCTATTCAACTAGCTAATGAGATATCAGGTTCGTTAGGAGTTAATGCTACTTTAATTAGATCATTAACAGGGAATAGTATATCAGGTTCGTTAGGAGTTAATGCTACTTTAATTAGATCATTAACAGGGGAAATCATAACAGGATCTTTTGCCGCCGATAGTGGTTCTTTTAGCACAAGAATAGAAACATTAGAAGCTGCAAGTGGAACAACACCTGGTTTAATTTCATCATCTGCAGAAGGTTCAACTCAAGGTACACTTGCACTCAATGGAGTAGACGTTAATGTAAAAGATTTACAGACATCATCAGATGTGCAATTCAACGATGTACAAGTAGATAGCTTTGGAGTTGGTACTGCAGCATCAAGCGTTACTGGAGAAATCAGAGCTACAAATGATATAACTGCTTTTTATTCATCAGACAAAAGATTAAAAGAAAATATCGTTAATATTAAAGATCCTTTGGAAAAACTTTCTTATATTAATGGTGTAGAGTTTGATTGGATACCTAAAGAAGGTATTCATTCACACGAAGGACACGATGTTGGAGTAATAGCTCAGGAAATAGAAAAAGTATTACCGGAGTTAGTCACCGACAGAGATAATGGCTATAAAGCCGTACGTTATGAAAAAATTGTCGCGTTATTAATAGAAGCTGTTAAAGAACAGCAGTTGCAAATAGATGAGCTGAAGTCAAAGCTCTAGCGACAGAAACCAATTTATATGGATATGACATACCCTTCCTGGACTTACCAGGGTAGGATCTTCAATGATATATCGGACTTCCCAGAAGGAACTTACGGCTTCATTTATGAGGTTTATCACAAACCCTCAGGTTTAAAGTACCTCGGTAAGAAAGTATTGCGATTCGAAAGAAATAAGAAATTAGGAAAAAAAGCATTAGAAGCTTTAAGAGAAGAAAGAAAAGCAAAAGGTATCGGAGGCCGTACTCCTCTTAAACAGAAGATCATTACCGAATCGGATTGGAAAGATTATTACGGTTCCCATCCGAAAATAAAACAACTTGTAAAAGATTCTAAAGATTTAAGGAGAGATTTTGAACGTAAAATACTAGACTTTGTTCCTAATAAGAAGCTTTTAACATATTATGAATGTAAACACCTATTTATAAATGACGTCCTAGAGACATATAGTCATCAATACATTAATGATAATATACTAGGAAAGTTTTATAGAAAAGATTTTACAAATGATTAAATTAAAAGACATAGTAGGATATCCATCTCTACAGTACCATTTAGACAACAAACTCTCTTTACATGAGCATGTCTACCGCTATAACTCTGACGCCTTTATACAATTATTTAAAGAAGCAAGAGAAGCTCATAGCAACGGGGATATAGAACTCAATGAAGAGGATATAGAACTTTTAGAGACTACTGATATTGGAGAATACGGAGACTATAATGGGTTAAAAGTCCCTTTAGATCTCCCTATGGTTTCCCCAAAACATAATAATGCATTATTTGAAATAGGCTGCATGATTGATGAAATGATCGAAAACGAGGATACGATTGACGAAGCTATGAGTATAGATGAGATGATAGATTTCGATCTTGTCAAAGAGTTAGTCGAATCAATCGGCGGTACTATTAATATGGAGAACTTTAGAAAAGCAGTTAAACTCCAAAACGAAACATTTGACTACTCAGGATTCGATATGTTAAAAGCTTCAGTCGATTATATTCCTGAAGCAGAATATAAAGGTAAGAAAGTACAGCTCAATAAACCTAAAAGAGGAGGTTCTAAAAAATTCTATGTTTACGTTAAGAACCCTAAAACAGGTAACGTAAAAAAAGTATCTTTTGGAGATACAGGATTATCTGTTAAATTCAAACAAAAAGGAGCTAGAGCTTCATTTGCTGCAAGACATAAATGTGCTCAAAAGAAAGATAAAACAAAAGCAGGTTATTGGTCATGTAATATTGGCCGTTATTGGAAATCACTAGGTGGATCATCAAACTTCTCAGGTTA